GCAACGCCTACCGCTGACTCAACTACGGAAGGATCTGAAACAGCTACTGTAAATTTAAGAACAGTCAGCCAAGCTGGTACAATTGTTGCTACTGATACATTTACAATTAATGATACATCTACTACACCTGCTGCGACTTACTCCGTAGCAGGTCCCACATTAGACGAGCAAGGTTCTGGGGGCACGGCTCAGGATGAAGACATCACAGTATCAACTACGAACGTGCCTGATGGAACAACGCTGTACTGGAACATTACACCTACAGCAGAGTTTGATACTACATCCGGTAGCTTTACTGTCACTAGTAACGTAGGAACAATTAGTGTAAGAGCAACTCGAGACTTCATCACTGAAGGTACAGATTCTTATACTGTTAATGTACGAACAGGAAGCACAAGCGGTACAATTGTTGCTACTAACTCTGGCACCATTCTGGATACTGCAAAAGACACCATGTACAACTGGGTGATTCAGCCTAACTTCTATTGTGTCTCTCCATCGGGCGGCGGTTTCTCGTATGTTTGGGACGGCGTTGTTTTAACTTACACCGGCAACAGCACTAGCTATACAACAGGCGGCTACACATATACTCCAGAGCAGGCAATGGATAGTATAACAGATAAGAATGGTAGTACAGTTTACTACGAAATCAAGAGATCATAGGTGAGGAATTAAATAATGGCTTTTACAGTTACTGAATTTACAGACGTAAGTATTTTAGATGGTGAAGAATTTGATACTCTATTTTCTTCAAGCTTACCTTACTTAGATGGAGGTACTTTTGACTGGGTGATGGCTGGCTCTCCTGAAACACCTGAAGAAAAAAGAGAAGCATTACGCACCATGTGTAAAAATTTAGTTGAACAAACTAATGTAAATTCCAAGTGTACTATTGGTCGTAAAGACGGTCATCCTATTCATATTACTGTAGGTGCAATTAACACTAACACTTCAGATTATGTATCGTGGATATATGCAACCTATGGCGAAGATGCTGACGGATCAAAAGCTTGGCTATTCGATGAGGATTACATTCAAGCATGTAAAGATTGTTTTACGCAATGGAGCGTAGTAGGATATCGAGTTAATTTTGTACATAATGGTTCGCTTATGAATTATCATTCAAATAAGCCCTGGGCTGCGCGATTTTACGATGTAATTACAGAAGATCCATATACTACTGACAACGGCGTCACTCTTGCTACAATGCAATTCACATACAAGTAATGGAATAAAACAATGGCATCAAATCATTTTACAATTAGTATTATGGAAGGGACTGAAGATCAAAACCCTAAAGTTCTTTGTTTAATTGATGAAGAAGATAAGTGGACACTTACTAAATTAGCTAAAGCTTTTAGAGTTGACTATCCGAATCAAGTCATTCAAATTGAGTGTGAACCGATCACTTTATAAATAGATCATATAAACCAACGAGAATAAATCATGGCGCAACCACAGACAAGAGAAGAGTTTAAAGACTATTGCTTACGCAAACTCGGCGCGCCTGTAATTGAGATAAATGTAGCTGATGAGCAGGTTGAAGACAGGGTAGAAGAAGCTGTATCTTTTTGGAGAGATTACCACTACAACGGTAGCCAGCAAATATACCTTAAGCACCAAATCACAGAAGCTGATGCTGCCAATGGTTATATTGATTTGCCACCAACACTCCTTGGTATCTCAGGAATCTTTCCTCTTACTACAAACCTTTCAACAGGTTCTGGTATGTTTAATGTACAATACCAATTTGTACTTAATAACATTGAAGATATTACTGGCTACAATGTACAGAACTACTATATGGCAATGAGCCACCTACAATTTCTTCAAGAGATTCTAGTAGGTAAGCCAATGATTCGTTACAATAAGCATGTTAATAAACTGTTTATTGACGTTGACAAAAACTTTCTTACCGTAGGTGAATACATTATTGTTGAAGCTTATGATGTTATTGACGCCGACACATACACAGATGTATGGGGTGATCGTTGGTTGCAAAATTATTCCACTATTCTAATCAAAGAAAACTGGGGTTCAAATCTTACTAAATTTAGTGGTATGCAGTTAGTTGGCGGTGTATCATTTAACGGGGAGCAAATATTATCAGAGGCAAAAGCTGAGCGCGAGAAAATGGAAGAAGAAGCAATTCGATCTTACCAGCCTCTAACCTATAACTTCATTGGATGATTTTGAATCATGGCAACTAATGTATTCTTTCGAAACTACGATAACTTTAATGAGCAACAGCTTATCGATGACTTAGTTATCGAAAGCATTCGTATGTATGGTGTCGATATAATTTACATTAAGCGTTCTATAACAGGCCGTGATGATATTTTTAATGAAGACGACATGCCGCTATATGACGAAACCTTCCACTTTGAATGCTATGTTAAGAATGTCGATGGGTTTGAAGGTGAAGGTGACTTCCTATCTAAGTTTGGTTTACAGATACGAGACTCCGTTACGTTCTCTGTAGCGAATCGTACATTCGAAAGGTTTGTTACTCGCGAACTACCAGAAATGGTACGTCCACGCGAGGGCGATCTCATCTACTTCCCACTCAACGAAAAAATGTTTGAGATCAAGTTCGTAGAACACGAGAGTGTATTCTACCAGAGCGGTGCTTTACAAGTATCTGACATGAAGGCTGAACTTATTGAATTCAGCGGTCAAAGATTTGAAACAGGTCGCGAAGCTATTGATAATTACTTTGATGAAATCGATACAACTCAAACCGATACTCTACAAGCTCTTGCAAATACAACCGGCGATCAGTTCGGTGTTACCGATGGTGCTGACACATTAGCACGTAACTACGTATTTGAAACTGAAGGTGATAACATAGTCGACTTCTCAGAGTCAGATCCATTTAGCGAAAATATTACTATTCAGGATTCATAATGGCGATTGCAAATTATTTCTATAATGCGACAACTCGAAAGTACGTAGCTTTATTTGGCACGTACTTTAATCAGTTGACTGTAGAGCGTATTGACAACAATCAAACAACTACTCAAAGAATGATTGTTCCAATTTCTTATGCGCCATTCCAAAAAATACTAGCTCGCTTAGATCAGAATCCGGATTACAGCGCAAAGGCTGCAATTACTTTACCTCGTATGTCGTTTGAAATGACCGGCATGTCTTACGATGGTGAACGTAAAATTTCACCTATTACTAAGATTCGTAAAACAGTTACTGATGATGCTGTTGGTGGTCGTAAGTTTGTATATGCTGGTGCACCATACAATTTAGATTTCCAATTGTTTATTATGACTAAGTACCAAGAAGATGCTACTAAAATTCTTGAGCAAATCATTCCATTCTTTCAACCAGATTTTACTCAAACTGTTCGATTGATCGATGGTCTTGAACCTATAGATATACCACTAATACTAAATGGTGTTAGCATGGAAGATCTATATGAAGGTGGATTTGAAGAAAGGCAAAGCATATTATATACTTTAAACTTTACAATGAAGGCTTGGTTCTTTGGTCCAGAAAAGCAAAAAGGTATTATTAAGTTTGTTGATGTTCGTTATGCAACTGACACTGATGTTAACTCAGACTTTGAGGAGTTCTATACTCTACAGCCAGGGATGACTGCTAACAATACACCAACGACAAAACAAGAACTTAGTGTAGATTATAGTTTAATTGAATTTGATGATGACTGGGATTATGCCGAACAGATATCGGATACCCCGCCATCCTAACAAGGATGTATTATGAAGGTTGGATTTACCTGTAGCGCATTTGATTTGCTGCATGCAGGCCATGTACAAATGTTAAGAGATGCAAAAGCTCAATGTGATTATTTGATGGTAGGATTGCAAATGGATCCTGGTCTTGATAGGAGTAACAAAAACTCTCCTGCTCAAACAATAGTAGAAAGATATACACAACTAAAAGCAGTGAGTTATGTAGATGAGATCATTCCATACTCAACTGAAAAAGATTTAGAAGACATACTTGAATTATATACAATTCATGTAAGAATATTAGGCGAAGAGTATCGCGATAAAGATTTTACTGGGAAAGATATTTGTCGTATGAGAGACATTGATCTATACTTTAATCAAAGAGGTCATCGTTTTAGCAGTAGTGATTTGAGAAAGCGTGTACAGGAGTGCTTGAAATGAGTGATGATAAAATAGCAGAGTTATTAAGTATGAGACCCTTGGAAGATGCGAGAGAAGATATGAAGATTTCCCTTCCTGCCAATTCTTTTAACCAAGAAGAAATAAAACCTGCTGAAACCTTGCCGGTTATAGCTGAAGTGGCTGAGCCTCAACTCCCAACCGTAGCAGAAAAGAATGCTGATGAGAACCT